CACAGTTGAAACTGAATATCTTCGGTAAGAAACCTGTGGTAGAGAAGGTTCATGCTTCCCATCAGATTATTGCTAATCTTATAAGCGACGGTGCGAATATACGCGCAACGCAGTATATTCATCGTTTTGGTTCAGAGAAATATAAACAAAATTTATTTTTCGATGTCATGGAAACGCTGGGCTACCCTGTTGTTCTTTCATACAATTTGTGTAACAAAGATGCCGCAGGATCTGATGGGCTTTTGTTAACACTGTTTGGGGAAAAGTTATTTTCTAAACACAATATAGAAATTGTGATTGATTATTGTTTCTTCAGTGGATTTAAGTTAGAAGATATTGAGAACGTCAAAGAAGAAACCATTCGAATAGTGGAAGAGTATATTCAACATCCTGCAGCGCATAAAATAAGCGCCATCGTTGAAAACGCAAAGCGAGAGTTACAACATGCAGAAGAAAACAGTACTGTCGGCAGCGACGAAGGAACAAGTGTTGGAGAACTTCAAAGCGCACCTGAAGATTCAAAATACCTCTATCGTTCCAGAAGCCCCTACTTCAGTAAAGTCGAAAGGTTTGAAGACATTCTCTAAGAACGTCTTCAACGACCCGGAGCGCAATAACCGGCCTTACAGCTCTATCACCAGTTGGAGATTCAAATGAGCGTCTTATTCGGTATCTTGCTTGTGTTAGTGCTTCTCTTATGGCTACTGTCCTGCCTTGGTGAATATATCAGTGATGTCACAACAGGCAAAAGGGGCAAGAAGCGCCAGGCCCGACGTTTGAAGCAGTCTAAAAAGGTTGTCAGCAATGCTCGGAAGGAGAAAGATGATGCAATGTAAATGCGGCGGCGTAACCCACAGCACATACAAAACGTTTGATAACAAACAGACAGCTGAGGCAGCCTCTGGTCGAGAGATCAGGCGTGTTCCTTGCACTGTGGTTCATCAGCGTTGCCCTTCCTGTACTCGGGAGTACACAGACATCTGGTATTCTCCTGAGTCCAAACAAGCCAAGACAGGACTTTTGCACCTGTTTAGTAAGGCTCAATAACCTTCGTTCAGGGTAAAATAAGGGATCACCAATAAATGGATAATCCCTGAATGAACACCATCAAACTGATTCATAATTCCATTCAGGAGCTGCGTAACACCAGCGGCTCCAACGCCAAGAAAGCCTGTCTGAAAACCGCCTTTGAAAATCCTGAACTGGGTCAGAACCTGGCATCCTTTCTTTCTCAAGTCTATAACCCGCGCCGGTCTTATTACCAGACTGCATTGAAGTTGGACATTGTTCCTAAGATGCTCATGGGTAAAATCGAACCCACTGATAATTTGGATGGCATCTACGCGGTTCTCGATAAGATGGATGCCAAAGAGCTCTTGGGTAGCTTTGGAGCTACAGCGCTGTGTAAGGCTGCAAATGCTCTAACCACTGAAGGTCATGAATTGGTACAGATCATCCTGAACCGGGACATCAAAGTTGGCTTGGCTGCCAAGTCCATCAATTCAGCATACAAAAGCGCCGGTTATCCCAACAAGCTGATCGAGACCATCCCTTATCAGCGCTATGGTGATATGACTATCGCCAACCTGATGAAGATGGACTTCAAGAAAGGTGTTTACAGCCAGCTGAAGTCGGACGGCATGTTTGGTAACATTATCATCCGTAACGAGGAGGAGCCTCAGCTGCTCTCTCGCAGCGGTTTTCCTATTTCTGGGCCAAGTGTATCAGGTCTGTTGACATACGCCCAGGATATTGCCTGGAGCGCTGGAATCGGCAATTTCGTTTTACATGGTGAGCTGTTGGTTTGGGACAAAAAGGAACGTGTTATTCTCAAGCGCGCTGTTGGTAATGGCCTGATCAACTCAATTATACAGACCGGCCTGCCTATCGATGAGCGCTATGTGGTTCAGTATCATGTCTGGGATCTGGTTCCTTACGATAAGTGGTTCAACTCAGAGAAGGTTGAAACGCCTTACCAAGAGCGTTTCGGTCTTGTACAAGATATGTTCTTCTGCCGTGATCAGCAGTTTATCAATGTACAGGAAAGCAAGATTGTTCACTCTTTCCGTGAGGCGGTTGATCACCTCAAAGAATTACTGGCGCGTAAGGAAGAAGGAACCATCTGGAAACCATTTGACATGCCTTGGGAAGATGGCACCAGCGAATTTGGCATGAAAGGTAAGCTGGAGATGGAATGCGAACTGCGTACCATCGGATTCAAAGACGGTGACCTCAAAGGTAAGCATGCCAAGACATTTGGCTCTATCATGATGCAATCAGAGTGTGGATTGCTCAAGGTGAACGTGTCTGGGATGTCTGATGCCTTGCGTAAAGAAATCCATGATAACCGTGACCTGTTCATGGCCCAGATTGCTACCGTCCGTTCAAACGGCGTTCAGGATAAAACCGGCGATGATATGAAGTCCCTGTTCTTGCCTCGCCTTGTTGAATACCGGTCTGACCGCACCCACGCAGATACCCTTGAACGCATCTATCTGATTCAAGAATCTGCCATTGATAATATTCAAAAGCTGGTTGAAGATGTATGATTGCGGTATGTCAACGAGTTAAAGAATATCTGCACAAGAATCCTAACTGCTCTTATCAGCAGATAGCCGACGGCGCGAATATTCACCAATCAATGGTCACCAACTGCCTTCGTGTTCTTATCCGTGACGGGGAAATAGCTCGCAAGGTCAACAAGAACAACAAGGGCCGGATAATGTCCGACAGTTACGAGGTTTTGAAATGAAAATGATCCCTGAAAATCCATCAGAAGAAACACTTCGTCTGATGTTAGCAGTTGAGTACCCGGCGACTTTCCGTAAAGAACTGCGTTCACCCTACAATGGCCCTGAGACAGCCGAATGGACCGAGAAACAGATCGATGTTGCTAAACATATTTATGCGTCTATCTATGAAAACTTACCAGATACCTCTATAGATCTTTCATCTATTGAAGGCATGTCAGTTTCGTTAGATGTTAGCACCAGTGATGCGGATGCTGGAAACCGTTATTTCGGCACTGTTACAGAAATTTCAGAGTTGGAGAAGGCAAAGAACGGTTACATCCTCTTAGTTCAAGATGCTGAGCCTAATTTCACGCAACCTTCTGCTAACCAGCTTCAGGCTGAGGGTGCTGCCTCTGTCGGTATGCTGATTCGCGCTTCCGCCTACGAGTTTGCGGATAGCGCTAAGGATATTTTGGAAGAGTGCGCAATGATTGCTGACAACAGAGCCGCCAACCTGCGCAAGGATAGTGACAATGACTGAGCAAGAGAAGCAGGCGCTGATTGTAGACTGCAAAGAAGAGATAGAGATTATCAGGTGCAGAATAGGTCGCACTGTTGCGACTAACGGCAGTACGGAATATCTGGAAAGCCGCATGAAACGTCAGCAAATCGCATTGGCCCCCCTGACCGCGCAGCCGGTGAAGTTGCCTGATACATGTGGATATGAGCACCCTGAAAAGGAAGAGCCTTTTTACACACTGAACAAAGATGAAGTTATCGCGACTATCCGCGCAGCCGGTTATGAGGTGGAGGAATAATGGATAAGCTGAATGAGTTAGTTGAGCTGGCCAATAAGATGGGTGGCGAGTCTTGGCGTTACACCCAATCCAGCATCTTTTCCAAGGGTTATATCACAGGAAGGGGTGGCAGAACCATAGTCCAAACCTACAACGGTGACGTACCTGCAAATGCGTGCCAATTTATAAGAACCGCTGATCCTGCGGCTATTCTAGAAATTGCTAAAGCATTCCGGGCGCTGGAACAGCGCGCAGAAGAAGCAGAGGCTGCGCTTGAGCTCGAATCGGATATCCACATCGACACGGCGGCATCAATGAGAGAGTGGCGATTAAGAGCAGAAGCAGCAGAGGCGCAGCTTGCAGGGCTGGCGAAGCAGGAAAGCCGTGATGTCTTCACCTGCACTGGTTGCGGACATTCCGTTTTTGATGAACACCCATCAAGCTGCGACTGTGGAGAAGGTGAAGGATACATCAAAAGTGAGTCGTTCACCCGCCCAGCGCTCGCCGCTGTACCTGTCGTATATCGTTGGTGGTTTGTTACCAATCCAGCCCAGGTGAACGTCACTATAGCAGATATGATTGATGCTCTAATCCGTAAACCGGGTATGATTGTTGAAGGGTTGGCGCCAGTGACTCGCGAAGAATACCCGCTGGTCACTAAGCAGGAACCGGTTAAAGAACTGACTGGCTGCATGGCTGGTAAAGATGGTGAGTGTTACCACCGGCTTTGTCCTCAGAACCGAGATAACGAACCAGAAGCCACAGGCCGCCATTGTCCTTTGGATACCCAAGAGGATGATGAATAATGTCCTATGTATTTTTGATTTTCATTAGTTTGTCTAACAGCGAAGATTTCCGTTGCATAGAGGTCAAGAAATGACAGTACAAGCAAACCTGACACAATGGCAGATCATGGAGTATGAAAAGGCGTTCGACGTCTATTGCTATTACATGGCATTCAAACTCCATTTTACATCAAAGACTTTCAACTATGCAGATTATGGTCCCATGACCAACTACAAGTTTGAAACCTTTTATGCAAAAGAAGGCCAGCGGAAACAGTTTGCTAAGCTGGCGCGCCGGTTTGAGACATCTCAGCGTGAAGTGTTAGAGAACTACATGATCGCTAACTTTGTTGAGAATCCTAAAGTCTGGGTGACTGGACTAACAACAAAGCAGGCCCAACAGAATTATGACAACTGGCGCAAGCTGTATGAGAACTTTGCATACAACTTTATCCAAGCCGCCGAAGAGTATCTGTTCCCGGCCATCAAGGAAACTGGCTTGTCATTCATGGGTTACTTTGCACCAACCCGGCCTGATGTCCAGACGCCGTTCATGCTTGACATCTTCACCAACCGGTTCCCAATCTGGTTTGTGGTTGCCATGAACAAGGTGACAGGGTTCATTAAAACGTATGACAAAGTCTACAAGGATGATGTCTTCTGGGACACAAATTCATTTTTGCTCAGGAAGACAAATGATGTGGTGTTAGATACTGACACAGAAGCCCTGAAACAGAAACTGAAAGAAGCTCTCATATCCCAGGGCTTGGCCTGATTACCAGTTCCACAGTTCCTTGCCTGCGCTCATCGAATTTGATGGTTGCAGGCTTGGGCTGTTGAGAACCGTGGTATTTTGTGATGCGTTAACATTGTTCTTCGTCTGCACCACTGGCATAGCCACCTGAGGCGCTACTGGAGCCGGATTACGCAGCTCTTGTGTATTCATAGCAGCTTTACCATACATAGGCGTTACAGCAGCCATAGGGATAGGATCAGACGGTTTCAGTTCCTTATCAATATCCTTACGTTCTGGTACAGAATCCCTTACGATCTCAACCGGCTGAAGTTGTGGCGGCGGAATAACAATATCCGGAACTGGCGGTAATGTTATGTTCGGTTCCACGCC